CTGGGTTACCTCAGAAAAGAGGAGGGGGGACCTTGTATTGCACTGGTGAAAAGCGATTAAACTCGCCACCAGCACAATCAACTAGTCCCCCCCCCAAACTAAAGAGGGTTCAAAAACACCCAGCGTTGCAAATAGCATTTGCAGCTCGACTGGGCATCCTGCCCCTACTCTCCTGATTAGCTTATGCGAATCAAGAGATCGGTCCACCTGTATAGGTGAACCGGTGTAGCCACTACTGGAGGATTCCAGTAGACCCACTTGCGCTCATACTTGTGAGTAAAAGTGGACGTCCGACTTCGTATTATAGGCTCATAATCATGCTCTCTATCAAGGCACGACCCATTCATTGGGTCTATATCCTTGATTATAGCAGAACGTGTCCGAGTGGCGTCTAAATGCCACAGGAAGTACGTTTGATAGTGAGTGACACGGGATCGCTTGGATCTTGGCTGATAAGCCTTGAACTTCGCGATGTATTTCCGTGTCTTTATAATACCTTTGGCATAAGCAGAGGGGATGTCAATCCACACCCCGCTTATAGTGCTCTCGTTGAACGGCACAAGAGGCAACTTCCTGGAGGTTACTAATTCCAGGAGATACGCCTCGAGCTTACCGTCAGGTAGAGCTAGTCCCGCTAGACCATTTACATTGTGGCAGTCTTCCGTTTTAAGGGATAGACCTCCGCGTAAATAGAAAGGCGTGACGTTCATACCAAGATACCAATCAGCACCACACGACTCCCGAAAGGGGCCGTCCGTGAAGCTTTTCGATTGGTTAACTTGGAAGCCAAAGAACTTCAAAAGAGCAAGGAGGTCAGCGTTGTGTTTGCTAGGGATAATAATATCATCCCCATAAACAGCATAACGCTTCGCACCGGTAGCTCTAACGAAGGAAGCAAATATCAGCGTTTCAAGAGTAAACGTTGCGCCATTTCCCATAGAGGAAAATTTAGCGTAGTTATACTCTTTACCGAATCCGCGCCCGCAAGGGGTACGGATGTCGTCTACGTAGTTAAACCATCGATCTGGCAAAAGCCAGGCGACGGTATTAAACGCGACGGTATCGGAAGCCATTGATAGGTCTATAGTCGACAAAGTGTCGGTGACAGAACCTTCTTTAGCTAACAGCTGATTTGAGAACTGAGACGAAAGATTAACTCCAATAGTTCGGAGTCGTTCTTTAATGTAGCCATCTAGAGCAAGTTGGAGGGTTAAATTCCCTTCCGGCTCGCAAGCGATGGTACGGTCCGTCTTATAGTTCTTCGGAACAGTTTCGACACGGTTAAACCTCGTCTCCTTAAACGTCATCCTCGGATACCCAAAATGGGCGCCGAGAGCTCTGATGTAAGGAATAGCACGAGGTGTCGCAGGAACGTTACGCATATTAATTTTCATATACGGAACGCTCCTTAGACGAGACCGGGTCGCAGTAGCGCCTGCCGTCACACGTATTCTCGAGGGTAAACCCTCAAAGAATTCGTTAAAGTCCCCGAGTACATCGAAAATGATGCGCTCGGCCCGTGCCACTAACTTCTCCATGCGGGGATCTAGACGATCCCGGTTAAGATAGTAGTGGTCTAGGCGACGATTGGTAATGCGGCACAACTTCTCCGCACCCTCGAAAGAGTGCTGAGCTGCTGCCGTACATACCTCGCCGTCTACAAACGCGGCATTCTTTTTATAGAATGCTGCAATTTGACGGGTAAAACGGACCTCTTCCAGTTGTTGATATGCTTCTGGAAAGTGATCAGGGCAGGTCGATAGCTTTGCTACATCACGCGAGCGGATCCAACCAAGGATCTTCATGCGCATAGCATCGGCTATCAAGCCTTTCTGGTCGTGAACAAAACACCGACTCACGTCGTGTGTAAATTGTTGGAAGTTCATCATTGAATTTTCCTTTCATTAACATTGTAGATTAACCTAACCTAAAGGATAACAGCTGCAACAAAATACAGCAGCTTCTCCCACCAGGGTAGGTACGCAACCAAAATACTCAAGCAAACGCCAATCACACCACAGATTATGAAAACTGTGATATAATGGCGCTTGTCCGCAGTGGTAAACCACATTGGATACGCCGCGTTAAGCGACGTATTCCTGAGTATTGACTGTGTTAGCAAATTCGTCTCCCGCGACAATGTCGCGTAAGACTGCTAGCATAGAGGTGACGTCGGCTGCTATCCCATCAATGGGACGGCGGACCGTAACTGAAAATGAAACACGTTGAGGGAGTTTAACTCCCAAAGAGTCTTCGGTAGCCGAGAGCACAGTTATTGTGTCCTCGATTACTGTCTGACTACCAGTTGGCACTTTTCGCTTCTGTAAAACTAACTGCGGTTTAATTGCAGTATGTCCAGCTTGTGTAAAAGTGCGTGAATTGCCATTATCGGCAAACTCTGTGAGTACTGTGGTCATTGCGGCCATAGTTTCTATCTCCTAGTTAATTGCGTAAGCTATAAATCCGTTGATCTTTCAAAAGGTCACGGAGTATAGCAGTCAGGTCTAAGACCTTACTAACGTCAAGGTTGACGTTCACGCGCGGACGAAGAGGTACAGAGGTAGGACTTCTAAGTGAGTACGTGGCGGCAGAATTGCCACCAAGATACACGCTTCCAGTAGTACTTCCCTGGAATTGTGAATAGCTTATTGACATATCACGGCTGGCAGTAATTCTATAACTGCCTGCAGCAAAATGATTCGTAGCTATCTCTAAGAAGTTCATCGAAGACAAAAAGTCACCAATGCCAACCATCCAATCAATGATAAACGAAAAGGGAGCAAGCTCCCATGCCGTCGTCAGAGGATCAAAGGCTAACTTAGGTGGCTGAATGTCAGCAACGACAGCCCCACGGACAGAAGTAGAAAACGTTGTCTCAATCAAATGATCAAGATGCAACGAACTCCACCTGTCCTCAAGGGTCACGCTAGTCGAACTCTCGAATGTATTACCCGAGCGTTGCGAAAAGCGTTGTCGCTTCTCATCTAAAGTGGCAATTACTTTGCTAACTTCGACTATGTCGTAGTATAGCAAGCGCCACCCATAACGATACTCAAGCCAAGACTTCGCGGCATCATCAAAGATGTCCAACGCAGTTTTTGGATCGTAAATTAACTTAGCAATCCGGTGTTTTAAGCCGGTGAACAACTCAATTGACTTGTGAAGTTCAGCTACAAAAGTTAAAGTATCGTGCCCCTGGCTATATATACTCGCCGCTGCCTGCGTGACAAAAGGTTGGAAGTCGTAAGACTCCGCCTTCGTCAGTAGTTCAGCTTCGGTTAATTGCCAATCATCATGCCAAACCCTACCATTGCTATATGAATAAGCAATGTTCGGGCTCCCGTTAGTATTTGACGAGAGGTCGCCGGCTGCAGAGCCGTTGACTTTGAAATGTGTGTAAGGGGTGATGGGAAGAAGCTCACCACGTTTCTTTCGCGAATAGAAGCGCGGAAGGTCCAGCCCTGTCATAGTCTCACGGTCAATCAAGTCCGTGTAAACGTATGGTCCAGAGTAAAAACCTCCGTTCTTCAGATAATTCGTCGACTTCGTCGTCGAGTCATCCGTTGTTCGCGATCGTATAGACATGGTGTTCTCCTACAGTTTTAAAACCCAACATTCCGCTAAATGCTGAGTGTACCGGGTGTCAAAATGACTAGATCGTTTCCTGCATTATTGCAAGAGCGGTCTATGCTCCAAACATCGCAAACGCGACGAATGGAGCGTTGATCCCCCTCGTGAGAGGG